AACCTTTTTTTTCTCTTACATCAACTACATCAACATGAGCTCTTCTAATATATTCATTTTTCCAAGTTCTGTTTACCCAACCAAATTCTTCATTGTTAAATCTTTCCATACCTGGTTCTTTATATTCAGAACAGGTTAAATCTAAAATTTCTACAATATCGTCTTTACACTTAATTAATCTTTCCCAAATCATTCATTTCTCCAAATAGTCTTGTTGCATACTCAAAACATAATTGTGCCTCTGGCAAGACGGTGTGTTCATATATGTTTAAATATCTATTAATGTTTTCTTTAATTATTCGACCAAACTCTATTACTTCTTTATCTCTAAATGTATAATATCTATTTGGTCCAGGTGTTTTTCTTTTAATCATTTGACCACCGGATAAATCACCCATATGTCTTACATAAATGTGTGCATATAATTTGTGTGCATCATCCTGTATAGATTCAATATGATTAACATATTCTTTTGTGCTTTCTGTAATTTCTGGTGGTGTGCCTATATCTGACCACAGTTTACTATAATCGTAATGTATCTTTTCTGCTCTTTCTAAACCTGGTGTTTGTCTGAATAAACCATTATGATGTCCATACTTTTCTAGTATAGAATAACATTGTAATTGATTATACAAATATGTGGCATATAGATTATTGTCTATAGTGCCGGACATAAGAGTCTTTACAAACTCTTGTCTTTCAGCATTCTTGTGTTGTTCCCAAGTCAATTCTTTAATATCTAACATAAATAACCTTTATAAATAATATAATAGTATTTATATATTTATAATGAAGGTTTAAAATGATAACAGATAATGTATATTGGTATTTTAATGAAGTGTTTAACTCGGATGAGTGTGATAACATCATAGAATTAGGTAGCAAAAATTTAATTAATGCTTATACAGCAGGTGGCCGTGATGCAGGTGACTCAAAACTAACAATACCACAAAATTTAAAATCAAATTATCAATTAAAAAAAGAAGGCACAATAGAAAACTCTTATATAAGAGATAGTAAAGTTTGTTGGCTAGAACAACCCTGGATTTATGATAAAATTTGGAAAGCTTTAAAATCAGCAAACTTATTAGCTGGATGGAAATTTGATATTGATTGGACAGAAACTTTACAATTTACAAAATATGAAGCGCCTGGTGGATTTTATGGATATCACCAAGATGCATCTGGAGATGTAAATTCAACTTATAAAAGATATATCCACGGCGTTACACCAGTACCATTAAAAGATAATGGTACTTTACCCTCTGGATATACTGGAAAAAAACAATCAAATTTTTTTGGTAAAACTAGAAAAATATCATTATCTATAAATTTATCAGATGAACAAGATTACGAGGGCGGCGAACTTTCTTTTGATATAGGTGAGCACAATTCAAATGGAGAAAAAATATTAACAAATGAAAATTTTAAAAAGAGAGGCACTTGTGTATTTTTTCCTAGTAGTATTTACCACGCTGTTAGTCCAGTCACCAAAGGGACAAGATATAGTTTAGTTGCCTGGTTTTTAGGAAGGCCTTTCAAATGATTAATACATCAAAATATTTTAAAGAAAATTCATATGTTGTTATAAAATCTTTTTTAAATAAAGAGCAACTTTCGACATTTTATAATTATACAAAATTATTGGCTAATAGAAATGCAATTAAATTTGAAACACTAAATGAAAAGTATGATGCGGCTTGGGACGGTGATTGGAAAGACCCTCAAGCATTTGGTAGTTTTTCTCATTATGGTGACCCTCTAATGGATACTTTATTGTGTCAATCACTAAATTCAATGCAAGAAATAACTGGATTAAAACTAACGCCTACATATAGTTATTTTAGATTATATACTATGGGTGATAACTTAAAACATCATAGAGATAGGCCGAGTTGTGAAATATCTACAACATTGTGTTTAGGTGTAAATCATACAAATTTAGATTATGATTATAGTTGGGATATTTACATGCAAAAAGAAGGTGGTGAAAAAGTAAATCTTTCTTTAAATCCAGGAGATATGATTGTTTATAGAGGATGTGACTTGTGGCATGGCAGACCTGAATTTAAAGGACTGAACCAAGCACAAGTTTTTTTACACTACAATGAGATAAAAGAAGGTCAATATGACAATTTTATGGACGATAGGCCAATGTTTGGTTTACCTAAACTTGTAAAATATAATTATTAATAGGAGATAAAATGAAATTATCAGACATAACAAAAAAACAAAAAATTATTGAACCATTTGATTATGGTTCAGTATCAGATGAACAAAAAAAGGCTTTAGAAGAATGTGCTTCATTGGTAGAACAATCTAATCCTAGTTTAGCTGCTTTAATCAGACACAAATTTTATTTAAAAGAAACTAAAAAAATACCTTTAGAAAATTCAACATTTTTGAAACTTGCTAAAGAATTCAAGTTAAATACTTCCGTTCAAGGTTGGAATACTATTAGTGCAACTGAAGATAAAGAAGAAACACATATTCCTATTGTCGCTATTACCGAAGATATAAGAATTTTTGATGAATTTTTATTATTTGTTTTGAAAAAATATAATGTTAAATCATTCTAAAATATATACATTTGATAACATAATACCAAATAATTTACAAAATTTAATACAGGAATATGTTGAAAATACTCAAGGTTTAATTTGGCGAATTAAAAAAGATTTTGGTTCAAATACAAATAGAAATAACAATTATACAATTTCTCCTGGTTTTCAAAATGTTTTTATAAATGACCTAGGCATATCTGATGAAAGATTTTTTAAATTAACCAAGCCCATTGTAGATAATTCTTTTAAAAATTTAAATTTAATTTATAAAAAAATAACAATCGGAAGAACATTTTATCAAATGCCTTTAAGACATTATGAGGGATTAGCTATGCCACATATTGACACCACAGACCCACATACTGTTGTATTATATTATGTTTGTGATTCAGATGGAGATACAGTATTTTTTAATAATGACAAAGAAATTATAAAAAGTGTAACTCCTAAGAAAGGTAGTGTAGTTGTATTTAATGGAAACATATATCACTCTAACTATTTACCACTAAAAAATAATAGAAGTGTTATAAACTTTAATGTGATTTAAATGATAGAAGAAAAAAAATTTATATCAAAACAAAACTTTGAAAAGATACATAATGGTATTCTTAATGAGAATTTTCCTTGGTACTATACGCCATATTCAACATCTTACAAATATCCTTTTTTCGCTCACACTTTAAAACCTAGAGATGGTCAAAAAAATTCTCTTGTTTATGATTTTTTTATTGATATAGTAGATAGTTTTTGTCAAATACACAATATTAAATACACAGAAATATCCAGAGCTTGTTTAAATTTAGTAACTTATCATTCTGATAGATGTACTGATTTTCATGTTGACCATGATTTTGCTCATAAAGTTTTTTTAATTTATCTTACAGACGGCGAAACACTAATAAAAAAAGATGGTAAAGAAATATCTAAAAAATGTGAACAAGGAACCGTTCTTTGTTTTGATGGTATTCTACAACACGCAGGAACATTTCCGAAAGAAGGTGAAAGAAGAATTGTTTGTGTAGTAACCATAAAAGTTGAAGAGAAGAAAAGAAGTCAAGTAGAAATATTTAATTATTTTAATGATATTGTAAAAGATGTTGATTTTAAAAATCATTGTATTGGTGTTTATAATCATTTAAAACAAATGGGTTGTTCGAATGATTTATGCAATGCTGGCCTGTTTCATTCTTTTTATGGCACAGAATTTTTTGATCCTAAATTAGAAGTAAATAGATTAAAGTTAGTTGATATAATTGGTTATAAAGCTGAACAAATTGTATATGATTTTTGTCAACTAAAAGATAGAGATGAATTTTTATTAAAAAACATCCATAATAACAAAGATTTATTTTTCATAAACTTAGCAAATTTGTTAGATTTAAATATAGAAAAATATGTACCTAGATATTTAAAAACATATGAAAGATTTAATTATTGGTCTAATGTGTGGAAAGAAAATAATCTTCCATGGGACACAAAAACACACGACATTAATTTAGAGAATTTTTTAAATACTTTTAATATAAAAAAAGGCAAGGTGTTAGAAATAGGTTGTGGTTATGGATATGATACTAAATTTTTATATGAATTGGGTTTTGATGTTACAGGTTTAGATATATCTAAAAATGCAATTGACATAGCTAAAAAAAATAATTCTCAAAATGTTGAATTTAAATGTGTTGATTTTTTTAATTATGATACAGAAAACAAATTTGACTTAATTTATGACCGTGCTTGTTTACATGGAGATTTTGAACCAATTGAAGAATACTTTTTAAAATGTTTATCACTATTAAAAAATGGCGGCCATTTATGTGTGATAACAGGTTGTAGAAGTGATAATCATAAGTTTGTTTTTGAACAATCACAAACTAATTTTGTAACAAATATGAATATTGAAGACATAAAAAAACACGCAAATAAATATTTTAACAATGTAAAAATTGATGAGATAGAATTTAAACAAGGTCAATCTTATGATGATGGTATAGGATATATGATAACGGGTATTAAAAAATGAAAATAGATAAGTGGTTTCCTACAGCAATATATTGTGAAAATGATGTATGTTTGAATGATATATCTACATATGAAACAACTATAAAAAATATATTAATGCAATATGGATATGGTAAAGGTGGTATGCAAAATGTATCATCTACTCATCAAACTTACGATACATTACATAAACTAAAAGAATTTACAAATTTAAAAACTCACATACTAAATCGTGCTAGTGAATTTGCATATGAATTAGGTTATACAGACCAATCAGATAATATACAAATAAAAAATATGTGGGCAAATGTTTCACAAAAAGGTGATTATTTATTTCCTCATACTCATAGTGATAGTGTTATTAGTGGTGCCTATTATGTAAAAGGACATAAAGACCTTAAAATAAAATTTTTAACACCACAAAATAGAATGATTAAGAGTCCAGATAAATTTTCTGAATTATCTTATGAATTTTGTGATTATGAATGTTATACTGGTAGATTACTATTATTTAAAAGTAACACAAATCATGCAACTGAAAAACAATTAGTTGATGAAAAAATTGTTGTTAGTTTTAATTTAGATTTTAGTATTTAACAATAATAATACCTGGACCACCAGCACCACCACGACCGCCGCCGTAATCCCAGCCAGCACCGCCACCGCCACCTTGATTTGCAGGTGCATCTTGTCCGTAACTTCCTTGGTTTCCACCTCCACCACCTGGAGCACCGCCACCTGGACTTGGATTGTTACCTTGACCTCGGCCACCGCCACCTCTTGTTACAGATGTACCTGTGATTGAAGATGCTCTACCTGGACCACCTATATGTCCTGAACCTGCACCGCCGGCACCACCGCCTGCACCACCTGAAGGACCTGTGACACCAGAATTTCCGTAACCGTAATTACCTGATTCTCCTGGTTGACCTGGTTGTGTTCCTGAACCACCACCAAAGTTACCTGTAGGATAAGATGAACCACCGCCACCTGAGCCGCCTGGTTCTCCTCCACCTTGAGGTTGTCCTGGATGTGATGAACCACCGCCACCACCACCGATAGCTGTTAATGTTCCAAATACTGAATTTGAACCATTGTTGCCTTGGCCAATATCAGAACCAGTTGGTCTTGGATTACCTGCACCAACATTGTAAGAAATTGTAGAACCTGGAGTTACGGGAAGTCCTGGTCTGTCAATATATCCACCAGCACCTCCAGCGCCAGCAGTACCTGAACCACCACCACCGCCTCCAGCAAGAACTAAAACATCAATTGATGTAATGCCTGATGGTACAGCAAATGTTCCTGGACCTGTTGATGTAAATTGAGTAACAATAGGAGCTTTTACTGTAATTGTAAATTGTCTAGTAGAGGTAGCTTGAGAAGTAGTTGCTGTAATTGAAAATGTAGAAACAGCGTCTGAAGCAACTGCACTAACACTTGACCAAGTAAATGCACCTGTTGAAGTATTTAAAGTAACTCCTGATGGTAAAGAACCAACTGAAACTGAATATGTAATTGTATCGCCGTCTGCGTCTGTAGCACCTGCTAAATCACCAGCTGCAATTGTACCTGAACCTCTAAGACTATCTAAGATGCTATAATTTGTATCAGCTGCGTTTGTAAAAACAGGAGCCTGGTCAACAGTAATTGCATCTACCAATTCAGCAGAAAGACCTGAACCGTTTGTAACTTTAAGTGTATAAGGGTCATTACTTATATCTAAATTTGAAGCAGTATATGTAGCAGTTAATAAGTTGGAACTATTTCGAACTAAAGTATCAGGCGATAAAGTTTCTCCTGACCCAACTAAAGTAACATTTGCACCTGTAGTATCAAACAAAGAACCGTTTACGGTTATTACTACATTTCCAGCTTGACCGCTGGTAATGTAACCACTTGTAACATTTGTTTGTGCAGGACTATCAACAGAAAATGATGTAATAACAGGTGGAGCATCAATAGCTTTCCAATCATTACCGTTATAATACTCCATAAGATTTGTAGAAGTATTAAATCTTAAAATACCTTGTGTGTTAACTCTGTTTCCAGTAGTACCCAAAGAAATTCTTTCACCACTTGTACCAGTAAACTTTCTATTTTTACCTGTAAAATCTCTTAAATCTGACATACTATTATTTATCCTTACTTTTAACTATATTATAGGTTTTGTACTAATTTCCAACCATAAGTTGCACCAGTATAAACTAATTTTATTCCAGCATCTTCAGTTGTAATTACTAAGTCTTCAGCAAGACCCATAATTTTTAAACTATTTCTACCGATTGTTAGATTGTTTGTATCAAAAGTTGATGCTAAATCAACAAATGAAACTTCATCTCCTTGTAAAGGTGCAGCTGGTAAATTAACTGTAGTTGCACCACCTGAAGTATCTACCCATATTCTATCTTGTGATGAAGCTGTAAATGTTGATGAACCATCACCTACAATTGTTTCCCAAGGATTACCACCACCTAAACCTGTCCATTGTGTGCCGTTATATCCTTCCCAAGTAACTGTTTGAGTATTATATCTAAAAGCACCACTATATAAATTTCCACCTGTAGGTCTTTCTGCTGTTGTGCCTGTTGGAGGTACCATAGCATCTGTACCCATTTTATCTCTTTTTAAGAAACCATAAACAGCTCTTTCTGTTGGAACTGCCGAGTTACTATCATTTGAAAAAGTTTCGTCTGTACTAAATTCATTAATTGTAGCACCTAATTCTGCACCAATAGAACCAAGTTGTAATTCTGAAAGACCTGAAAGGTCAAATGCGTCTGCGTTTAGGGTTGCAACACCAGTTGCCTGTTCAATTCTGAATAAATCACCAACTCTAAAGTCACCTTTTTGGTCAGTAGATGAGAAGTAAACACGGCCACCATTTGTTTCTGTGACTTCATCTGATTGGTCAGCAGGTTGAGAAGGAGTGCCTGGATAGTTTGTAGTTACAAAGTCACCAGTACCAATATCTAAGAAGTCGTGTCCAGTTAAACGGACATTTGAAAAGTTTGATGTAATATCAATTTCTTCGGTTTCAACAATCGCTCTTCCTGTTACAACACTTTCTGTTAATCTGACTAATGCTGTTTGATTAGATGTATTTGTTTCTGAAACTGCTGAAACTCTATAATATTTAGCAGTATCGCCTGCAGCTACTAAATTAACACCAATAGAAATTACAGTTGCACTACTTAATGTTCCGTCTGCGGACTTAACTGCAATAAGTGGACCAACTTGTCCTGTTTGAGCAGCTGTACTATCACCAAATGTACTATCAAGTGTACATTGGAAAGTTGTACTGTTATCTTTTGTAATTGTAACAGTTTCGCCTTGTTGGAAGTTACCTATTCTGTTTTCAATATGTAAATAATCTAATGAAATGTTAACTCTAAAAATTGTAGCAGTTGCACCTGAAGTATCACCTACGATAGAAGCAGCTGTTGGTGTACCTGAAGTTACTAGTATATCTGCAATATCACTTTCTGTAGCTGCACCAATAAATCCAGCAGTTGCATATTTTAACATCTCACCACGAGCTTGTACTTCTACAGGAGCTTCTGCGGCTAATGTACCATCTGCAACAGCACCTTGTTCACCATAAGCAGATGAACAGTTTAGACCTCTAATGAAACCACCTGATTCTGCGTGAAAAGAAATTGCATTATAGTATGTAAAGACGGACACCATTTCACCACGACCGCCTGCGATTGCGTGAACACCTTTACCGTCTGAGTTAATTTGTGTATAGTCATTTGCAAGAATTGATTTATTACCTGAACTGTGTAAATTACCGTCAATTTCAATACCAGTTGCATTAGCATTAAATGATGTACAATCCTGTATGTATGGAGAAACTGTTGTAATTGTTTCACTAGGATCCAATGAAATAACAGCAGCCTTACCTGTACCTTTTGATGTTGGTGTTCCTGTTAAACCTCTAAATGAAAATAGTGTGACATTGGTAGAGTTGTTAACAAGTAACATATTTGAAGCATCATTATTTTCTGTATCTGTTACTGTACATACAATATCAGAACCACCACCTGTTAATGAACCAGGAACTGTAATTGTATCACCATTTACAAATCCATATCCGCCGTTGTAAATTGTGATTGCTGATATTACACTACTAGCAATTGTAACATTTACAACAAATGAAGCAGCTGCGCCGCTTGTTGAAGTAGTTGATGTACCGTGAATATAATTATATGTTCCATCTAAACCACCTGAACCACCTGTTGTTGTAATTGTTTTAACTTGATGACCTTTTCCTGAAGAAGGTCTTAATTCTGTACCTCTTAAACTTTCACCTCTAAGTGTAACACCTCTAGGAATTTTTAGAGGTAATGTTTCTCTATAAACACCATTTTTAACATAAACAACATCACCAATAGAAGCAGATACTACATTTAAAGTAATATCTGTCATACCACCACCTTGGACTGTACTTCCATCAGGAGCAATATTACCAAAAGTTACTGTATCTCCAGCTGCGTGGCCTGAACCACCATTTGTAATTGTTGGTGTTGGTGCTGATGAACCATCTAATACAACTCTAATTGTTGCACCTGTACCTGAACCAGTTGTTGATGTTTGCGATAAATCGTAAGTAGCCGCAATACCACCAGTACCACCCGTTACTGTATTAAAATCAACAATATCTCCGGATGTAGCTTGTTGTAATGCGTGATAAACTGTTTTATAAGGTAAGAATTGAGTACCTGGATTACTGTCAGAACCTGAGTTTGCAACATAGATAACATTTGAACCTTCAGCATTTGACCAGATAGGGTCTGTACCATTTGTTGTTAATACTGAACCCGAAATACCAATAGGCAATCTTTCAGCTGCGGCTGCATCCTGATAAATCATATCACCTCTTGTAGTCATCACAGCAGTTTCAGAACCTTGAGCTACTAACTGCCAAACTGTACCGTCTGAGCCTGGAGTAACATTGGTTTGTCTATCTTTCAACATTACATAAGTTGAAGAAGTATATCTTATAACATCACCAATATTATATGTTGTTACCGCACTATAACCACCCGAAATATAATTAAATCCCCTTGAAACATATGCCCAATAGGTAGAATTTAGTGTGCCGTCTGAATTTGATGGATATTCATTATTATGATTTAATAAAGCTACATATTGATTACCACCATATTTTATAACTTCACCTGTTTTATAATCTTGTCCGTGAGAATAATTACCGGCGTCTTTGTAACCAGTTGTGATTACATCCCAATATGCGTTATCTGTAGGAGTTTGACCTGCGCTTTCTTCATCATTAACATAAATGTAAGTATAACCACCATAAGATACAATGTCGCCTTTAGAATAAACTGTTGACGCACTATAACTATCTTCCCATTGTTGGCCTTCTACGAAAACTGAAACTACTGATTGGTCAAAATCGTCTGCTGTTGCACCTGAAGTATGAGCAGTTGTTACTTTATATTGATAACCACCAAACTTAAATACATCATTTACTTTGTAATAAGTAGAACCTGTCCAATCACCCTTATAGTCTATACCGTCTTGGTATAACTCAAATTTTGTTGCGTCTAAAACTGAACCAGATGATGTGTAAGCAGTTGTACATCTATACTGTCTTTGGCCATACTTAACTAGGTCATTAAGTTTGTACCAAGTAGCATCAGCATATGTACCTTTAAAATATAAAGATTCTGAATTTAATGACCAGTAACTTGTGTATGTTCCTGGATTTGTGTAAAATAAATTTTGATTACTAGGAGATGTATGATTTTGAATACACACATAGGTATTACCGCCATACTTAATCACATCATCAATTAAATATGATGTGCTTGTAGCCCAATCGCCTCTCCATTTAAATTTAATTCGACCTAGTTTAAAATCTGCCATGGTTTACCTTTATTTAATACTATTTATACAAGTTAAACAGCTGATTGCCAAGATGTTGATTGTACAGTTGATGTGCTTTCAAATGTATCAAAATCATCACTAGACAAAGATGTTGTCCCTCTACTTTTGTTTTCCCTTTTTACAAAATAGCCATTATCATCTATATAATAAGTTGCGTCACCATCTTCAAATACATATTGGTGATACAAGTCACTTGTGTTATTTTTATATTTTTTATCAATATAGCCTATTGCGACCTGTGAACCGCTATAAGGTGCAACTTTAAAAGTAACCACGCCTGAAGTATATGACCAAACTTCATCAATTGGTTGTTTTACACCATTTAAAAATACTGCAATTCTTGTGCCGTCTAAAACTGATATTGTTAAATTAAAAGTGAGGGTTGAACCGTCACCTGTTAAATATTGTGTTACGCCTGATTGTAATTCTGTAACTTCATCTGTGTAATCTACTTTTGAAGGTAATTGTCTGTTACCATTTTTATCAGTAGGATTGCCACCATCAAAGTCAATAGATGTAGTTTCATCTTTATTAACTTTTGTGTAATATAGTAATCCCTCAGTTGTTCTTCTAAGAGCATGAAAACTCTCAGCAGATTGTTGACTGATAGGTGCTACATATCCTAAAGTTGCCATTAACTAATCTCCAAAATACTTGCGTATGCTTCCACATCTACAGACGAACTGTCTGGATTAGGGTCAGCATACACTCTAAGAATATCATTATTCTCTAAGTTAATTGGTTTATCTAAAACTAAAGTATTATTAGCAGGCACCTCTAAACTTCTTCCTACATGGTAAAATGTTGAGCCGCCATCTGTAGTAACTTTAACATTTACTTTAGCTGAATTAGTTGAACTTTTATTTGAAACATATACAGCGTGAATAACAGCAGTTACACCTGAGCCTGAAGCTGTGTACATATTTCCTGTTGCGTCATCTAATACGCCAACATCTAAACCTGCGTTTTTAAAACTACTAGCCACTTATTATCCTCCAAACACGATAGCGTATGCTAATGCATCGCCGTCCATTGCAAGTGTACCTGATTGGTTAGGCAATGTGATTGTATTATCTTTTGTTGGTTCTGCCGCTGTTAAAGTTGTTTCAAAAGCATTCTCTAAAAATCCTTCAAATATTAAATTTGAACCGTTTAGAGTCATATCATTTGTAGTAACTGCACCATTTGTTGTTACATCTTGTAATGTAACTGAACCTGCACCACCAACTTCTTTAACAACACCACCACTTGTTTTGGTATAAAATTTACCGTCAGTAATATTTAAAG